AAAAGGTTAAGTCTATTGAGAATATTACTGGTATTTGGTATGAAGAGTCAACCGAAGCAAGCGAGCAGGATGTAATTCAGTTAGATTTACGGCTAAGACCTAAATTTAAGAATAACTGTACCGACCCGAAGAAAGGTGCATACGCACAGATTATGTTTTCTTACAATCCTATATCTAAACAGAAGTGGACATACAAAGCACACTTTAGAGATGATCCAAAATCGTATCGTAAGAAGATAGTAACAAAGATTGAATACAAAGGTGAAGAGCATGAAATAACTTCTTACATGAGTGTTTTTCACAGTACATATAAAGACAATCGATTCTTAACTCTTCAATATGTAGCAATGCTGGAAGAGCTTATAAATCGTGATCCTGCATTTCATAAGATATATGCCAAAGGTGAATATGCAGATATTAAGAATAAAATCTATGGCAATTATACAGTAGTAGACCAATTCCCTGAAATGATACCTGAAAAAGTTAGTTGCGGATTAGACTTTGGCTTTACTCATCCTATAGCACTTGTAGAGAATAGAAAAAGGGGAAATGTCAGACATCTTAAAACATTATTCTACAAATCAGGTTACGATACAAAACAATTTATAGAATGGTTAGATGATACTAAATTTAGTAAATCTATGTTAATATATGCAGATTCAGCAGAGCCAGATAGAATACAAATGCTACAAGATGCAGGATATAATGTTAGACCGGCATATAAAGCATCAAACTCCGTAGCAGATGGCATAGATTATTGTCGTCAGCTAGAAGTTATATTATTAAAAAGAGACATACCATTAAGGGAAGAGTTTTATTCATATAAATATAAAGAAGATAAAGCAGGCAAGATTGTATTTAATGAGAAAGGTAAAGAAACTCCTGCTAAATTTAGGGATGATTTAATGGATGCGTGGCGTTATGACGAGTATACCGAATATATTGAAGGTGGCAAAGTACCATCAATCAGATCAATAGGATAAATTATGGGATTTAATGAATTTTTAGAAAAGATAGGTCTACAGAGAACACAAAAAGGTAGAAGTGGCGGTAGTTTCAATTCGAGGATGATAACAGGTATGGAATATGTAGATCCTAAAGATAAAACATCTTTATTGAATGCATATCGGAATTGGGTCTATATTTGTGCCAATAAGAATGCTACTGCCGTGTCTAAGCAACCTTTAAGGCTGTATGTGACTAAAACTGATGCAGAACGCAAGTGTTTACAACCCACAAAGCCCGTTGATAAGTCTATGATGAAATATCTAACGGAAAATCATTATAATAGTATGCGAAAAGCTGTCGTTGTGGAAGAAGTCGTAGAGCATCCATTCCTTAAACTTATTAAAAACCCTAATCCTCACTTGAATCAGAAAGACTTTTTCTTCTTAACTCAATTATTTAAAGAATTATCTGGCGACTCATATTGGTATAAAAATTTAAACTTAATGAAACAACCTAAAGAGTTGTGGAATTTATATCCTAATCTTATGAATATCATTCCAGGTAAGACAGAATATGTTGCAGGTTACATTTATACAAGGGAAGATGGCGAAAAGATACCAATTAAACCAGAAGAGATTATACATTTCCTATTTCCTAACCCAAATGACAAGTATTATGGTGCATCTCCGATAATGGCAGTAGCAACAGCCTATAATATCCAAGAAAACGCTGATAAGTATGAAAATGCCCTATTTACTAACATGGGAACGCTTGAAGGGTACTTTTCAACTAAAGAGAATATTAGAGACGCAGATTTTGAAAGAATTAAGAAACAAATCAAAAATAACTGGTCTGGTGTTAAAAACGCTGGTAAAACACCACTTTTAGACAATGGACTAGAATATAAGCCTACATCACAGTCTCCAAGAGATTTATCATACGGAGAACTCAGAAAAGGTACACGAGAGATAATCGCAGCAGCATTTGGTGTTCCGCTTTCCAAAATTATAACAGAAAATGTTAATAAAAGTAATTCAGAGACAGGTTCGCACGATTACGAAGCCGATACTATCCAACCAAGATTAGTTAGTTTAGCAGAAGAGATAAACGAAACAATCCTACCAATGTATTCAGATAATATATTCTGTGCATTCGATAATCCAGTACGTGAAGATATGAAAATAACAATAGAGAAAAATGTTAAATATGCAAGTACAGGTATAGTTACTCGTAATGAAATAAGAAAAGAAGAAGGTAGATTACCAATTACTTCAATAGACGGATTAGAAGGGTTAGATATACCTTTGACACCGTCAAATACTATCCCAATGGGTCAAGAAAACCCAAACGAAGATAATCAAAGTAAAAAAGATGATAAAGACAAAGAAGATGATAAAACGGAGGATTAGATGGATATATTAACTAAAAGGACAGTTCTCGATAAGATTCCAGAACAGTTGTCCGATTTAGCGAAGGAATACTCACTTGAACAGGTAGAATTAATACAAAAGGGTTCGGTTATTCCCGAAAGAGAATTGGAGATAGATGTTGAAGAAAGAACTGTTGTTAAATATGTTTCTACTATCTCCGTAGACCGTGATGGTGATATTGTGTTACCAGATGGCGGTCAAATCAAAGACTTTCAGAAGAATCCAGTAATACTATACGCTCATAAGCATGGTGCAGATATGTTTGGTGGTGGTAATGATACCCTGCCAATAGGTAAAGATATTTGGATTAAAGCAGATAAGTTTGGTATAAAAGCTAAACAAAAGTATGCAAATCATCAATTAGCAGATGATATTTTCAATATGCATAAAGACGGATTCGCATTAGCAAGCTCTATTGGATTCATTCCATTAGAATATGTGCGTAATGACGGCAGTAAAGAATGGAGTGACACAGCTAAATATGTAAAAGATAAGTATGGCATGAGTACGAAAGACTTGAAAAGTGCTAAGATAATCTTTACAAAGTGGTATCTACTAGAACATTCAGATGTTCCAGTTCCATCAAATCCAGATGCATTAGCACAAGCATACAGCTCAGGAAAATTTAAGTGTAAATCTCTCAATTTAGCACAAGACTTAGACCTTGAAAAGCAAAAAGAAGCATTTACAATTAAAGAATTAGAAAACTCACTTGAAATAGAATGTGATAAGACAAAAGAACTTGAAAAATCAATAGAAGAATGTGAAAACATCATTAAAATACACGAAAAAGATAGAGATGACTTCCAACGCATAATTAAAGAGAAAGACGCTGAAATCAAGCGTATTAAAGCCGAGAAGCCTAAATTCAGTAAAGAACAGGCTGAATCTTTGATAAAACTAAGATTAAAAGAAGTAACAGATCATATACGAAAGAAATTTGGTGAAGTTTAACATTAGTAATATACGGTGGAGATACCTTCGAGGTATTAGCCGTCAATTTTGTAGAGATGTTGACTATTGAAACGATAACTAATTAAAGCATGGAGATAAACATGGAAAATGAAGAAAAAAAAGATTTTGAAAAAGTCTTAGATGAAAACATTACTGAGGTAAAAACACTCATTGATGACAAATTTAAAGATTTTGACAAAACAGCAGACAAAGTAGATAAACTATTTAGTAACCGCTTCTGAGAAAGAAGAAGATAAGCTCAATAAAGGTGGTTATGCTGATTTAGGTGAATTTGCTAAATCTGTCCATCAGTCTGGTAACGGTAGGATTGATGAAAAAATGAAAGATTGGATGGGTGTAGCATCAAAGACACTCAATGAAGGCGTACAAAGTGATGGTGGATTTACAGTACCACCTGAATTTAGTAATAAATTATGGAGCAGAAGTATCGAAGAGTCACAATTCTACGATAAATGTTTCATAATACCTACAGTAGGTAATGAATATCATATGCCAGCTATAGTAGATGAAACACACGCTTCTCATCTATTTGGTGGCGTTACAATGTATTACAAAGGCGAGGAAGCAGCTTATACTGCATCTTCTCCTAAATTCAGAGATGTTGAGTGGAAACTTAATAAACTTACTGGATTAGCATACATTAGTGATGAACTATTAGAAGATTCAGCACAGAATATGAATGTTGTTATGAATCAATTATTCACATCTGCTATGCACCACCAAATTGATAAAGACATTCTGACTGGTTCAGGTGTTGGCAAACCACTTGGAATCTTAACTGCACCTTCAATCGTAAGTGTAGGAAAAGAAGATGGACAGGTTGCTGATACTATCAATTATGAGAATCTTGTCAATATGTGGGTTCGTCAATGGAGATCTGGTAATTCTTATTGGGTTACTTCAAGTGATGCATTAGCACAACTTATGACAATGACTCTTACTGGTGGAACAGCAAGTACACCTGTATGGATTCCTGGAAATGATGCTTCTAAAGCTCCTAACGGAACTATATTTGGAAGACCAATCTTAGAAAGTGAGCATACTGCTGCATTAGGAGATACAGGCGACCTTTATAATATCGACTTCTCTCAGTATGGCGTAGCTCATAAAAATAACGGTGGAATTAAAACTGCCACAAGTATGCACCTTAAATTTGACTATGACCAATTAGCTTACAAAATCTCATTCAGATGGGATGGACAATCCATGTGGAATAGTCCTTTCCAACCAGCTAATTCCCATAGTACAAAGTCTCCATTCATTAAATTGGATGAAAGGGCATAAGGGGGATATAATGGAAATAATGGAAAGACATAAAATAGTACACTGCTTCCCAGAAAGCATAATTGCAAACTTTGAAGACTTCTTCACTGGAGATCCTGTAAGTGATGTAATCCATCTTGACCACTACAGAGAATGCACATTCATTCTTATTAAAGGTGCTGGTGCAGTTGGTACAGCCGTTCCTACAGTTAATAGCTGTAGTGATGCTGCTGGAACTACTGCTGCCGATGTAGCATATAAATATCGTAAAATAACAGCACCAAATACTCACGGTGCTTGGACTGACGCAACATCAACTGGATTTACAACTGCTGCTGCTGCTGATACAGTTTATGAGATCAGAGTTTTGGCAAATGGATTAAGTGGTACAAATGAATTTGTTTCACTAACATTTACAGAAGATGATGGCACTGCCGTTGACGGTGCTTGTTTCGCTATTTTAACTGATTATCGTTATGGCGATTCAGACCCAGACACAGCAGGAAGTGACGTAGTATAAACTAATGGGAGGGTTTAGGCTCTCCCATATTTAAGCGGAACTACCGCTTTAACCGAAAGGTATAGGAGATAAAATGGTAACAAAATTAAAAAGTAAATGGTCAAGTGGAAATTTAGTTTTCTACGGTGACGGTGATTTGCATTTTGGCGTAGATGGTGATGGAATTGATGTTAAATTCTTTGGTGCTACAGCAAGCTCATATATGTTGTGGGATGAATCTGCTGATAAACTTATAATCAATGCTGGCTCTGCCGATTTAGGCACATCCTGTGAAGCAGACGCTTATACAGTTGCAGGTGCTGCAGGTGCTGATTTTGATGATGCGGTAACAAACTTAACCGTAGTCAAGGGAATTGTAACGGCAGCATCATAATGGATTTCAAAAAAAGGGAACAAGACTTAATTCTTGCACATAAAAAGATAAGTCAAGATATATTGGTTATTGAAGACCAATTAGAAGAACTCTTGAACCAGAGATTGAAAATAGCTGGCAGTATAGAGGAAATTCGTTATATCCAAAAAAAAGGATAACAAGGTATGTAATGGTTTTAATAACTCCTTTTCCATTTCGGGGCAGTTTATCTGCCCTGCATACCGCTTTAAAAGGAGTGAATTATGAGAGGAAAACCAGCAAAACGCAGACAAGGATTTAAAGAAAAAATCAAAGACAAACAAATTAAACCACGCAGAGAAGAAGAGAAAGATTCAGTAGTTCCAGAAGAAAAAAGAACAATGACAGAGTACGAAAAAGTATTGTTTGTTAGATATAGACTAAAACCTGAATGGATGGGGTAAATATCTATTTTAAGAGCCTTTCTCTTGAAAGTAGTATAATCACACATAAATTAAAAGATAATGATTTTTGTAGACACAATGCGTGTTTACAGAGTCGAAAATAGATTTGGAATAAAAATTGCATAAAGAGGTAAAATATGTTAGTATCACTCGTTGATATGCTAAGTTGGTTAGATATAGAAACAGAAGAAATTGTAATAACTGCAAATAATAGTGCCTTATATTTTAAGTACGATTCTGGCAGTTCTACACTTTGCACATTGACAGAAGCAACCTATACTGGTGATTCAATGGCAACTCATTTAAAGTCAGTTTTAGATACAGCACTAACAGCAAGTTTAACTATTACATATTCTGCTAATAAATTTACGATCACAGAAGCAGCACATACAATTCAATTTATTAATTCAGGTTCAACTGCTGGATACGATATTGGATTCACAGCCGATAGTACGGCTTCCGTTTCCATTACTTCTGATAAATCAGTAGGCGATCCGTCTGACTTAGTATCTACAATATTAACTTCAACCGATAAATATGTTAAAGAATACTGTCGAAGAGTTTTTGAATCTGCAAGCTATTCAGAAATATATAATGGTGGAGTTAGTTCAATATTCCTGAATGAATATCCAATTACTGCATTATCAAGAATTGCAAATGGAAGAGATGAATCGTTTTCA